CCTGCGACCTCCGCTACGGCAACGTGTCCGTCGACTTCAAAGTCGTCGGCGACGAACAGCTCCGCAAATACAAGACCGCCGGGCCGGGACCCCAGTACCGAATCCAAAGCCACCTGTACGGCCGCGGCTGGGCCCGCCGCGGCGAACCGGTCGACTACGTGGCCGTCTGGTTCCTGCCCCGCAACCAGGAACTCCGCCAGAACCACCTGTGGGTCGAACCCTACGACGAGCAGATCGCCGTGGACGCCCTGTCGCGGGTCGAAGGGATCGCGACCCTCGTCCACAGCCTGGGCACCGCAGCCGCGGCCATGTTGCCGCCCACCGACAACTGGTGCGTGTTCTGCCCCTTCTTCAAACCCGGCTCCAAAGATCTCACCGCCGGGTGCCCGGGCGTCATCGACGCCACCGTCCCATCCCCGTCACTCGCCAGCCTCATCGCCGGCGCCAAGTAACCGCACAACAAAGGGAGAAGCACAGCAAATGACCACGTCAGCGAACGAATTCCTGATGGCGGGCGGCGTCACCTCCGCCAAATTCCCCGACCCCGGCACCACCGTGGCCGGGACCATCGCCCGCGAACCCGAAGTCCAGCAGCAACGCGACTTCACCACCGGCGAACCCAAGTTCTGGGAAGACGGCAAGCCCATGCAGCAGCTCCAGGTCATCCTCGCAACATCGGAGCGTGACCCGTCCGTGCCTGACGACGACGGGCAACGCGCCGTGTACGTCAAGGGCAACATGCTCAAAGCCGTGCGGGAGGCGATCCGCAAGTCCGGCGCCGACGGCATCAAAGTCGGCGGCACCCTGCAGGTCACCTACACCGGCGACGGCGACACCAGCCGCCGCGGCATGAACCCGCCGAAGCTGTACGCCGCGACCTACACCCCGCCCACCACGGCCGCGGCGAACGAGTTCCTCGGCGGCAACGGCGAAGAACAGCCGGCGACACCCGGCCAGCCCGCACCCGCCCCGGCGGCGGCCCCCGCGGGAGTCACCCCCGAGGCGATGGCCGCCCTGCAGCAGCTGTCACCCGAGCAGCGCAAACTCCTCGGCCTGACCTGAACAACCACGAGCACAACAGGGCTCGACCCGGCCCCGCCCACCCCCTGCCAAGTGGGCGGGGCCGCCGCAGCACACACAACGATGTGACGGGAGAGACGCCAGTGGACGATCAGGCCGCCAGGACCCAGCTACTCCTCGACGCGGCCGAGGCGTTCCACCAGGCCGGATGCTCCGTCATCCCCGCCCGCCCCGACGGCTCCAAAGCCCCCGCCGCCTACTGGAAGAAATACACCCGCCAGCGCGCCACCCTCGACGAGCTTCGCACCTGGCTCACCTACGGCGGCCACGACGGCGTCGGCGTCATCTGCGGCACCATCTCCGCCCCGGAAGGGGCCTACCTGGAGATGCTCGAACTCGAAGGCCGCGCCACCGGCGAAGGCATCATCGAGGCCCTCGCCGCCGCCCTCGCCGACCACGGCCTGTCGGACCTATGGGCCAGGGTCACCGGCGGCTACCTGGAAGTCACCCCATCCGGTGGCCTGCACCTGCTGTACCGCGTCGACGGCGAACCCCGAGGCAACACCAAACTCGCCCGCCGCCCCGCCCGCGACGACGAACTCACCGACGACGAGGCCAAAATCCTCGCCCAGCATCCGGAGAAGACCTTTCCCCGCGTACTGATCGAAACCCGCGGGGAAGGCGGCTACGTCGTCACCGCCCCCTCCGCCGGCCGCACCCACCCCACCGGGAAGGCATGGACCCTCCTCGCCGGCGTGCCCGCCACCATCGCCGTCATCAGCGAGGAAGAACGCGACGCCCTCCACGCCATCGCCTCCCTCCTCGACACCATGCCCGCCGCCGACCCGCCCCACCAGGCCCCAACCGCGCCATCACCGGGGTCGGACGAGAGCCGCGGACTACGCCCCGGCGACGACTACAACCAGCGCACCGACTGGGCCGACATCCTCACCCCGCACGGCTGGCGGCACACCCGAACCTTCGGCCAGGCCCGCGGCTGGTGCCGCCCCGGCAAAACCGGCCCCCACGTCTCCGCCACCACCGGCCGCAACGACGCCGACCAGCTCTACGTCTTCACCACCAGCACCGAATTCGACACCGACACCCCCTACACCAAATTCGCCGCCCTAACGCTGCTCGAATTCGGCGGGGACTACGCCGCCGCCGCCCGCCAACTCCGCCGCGACGGCTACGGCGACCCCCTCCCACACGACGACGACCACATCACCGACCTCATCGCCGAATACCGGCCCGAAGTCAACGGCCCCCACAAGCCCCACACCGACGGGAACCTCGCCACCGTCCACCACCTCCACCCCGGCCAGCACGGGCAACCAGACGCCCACCTCGCCGTCGCCGGCGGCCACACCTGGCGATACTCCGACGACCGGCTCGCCCTCACCCTCGTCGCCCAGCACGGCGACCGCATCCGCTACTGCCCCGACCGCGGCCACTGGCTCCACTGGGACGGCACCCGCTGGGCATGGACCGAACGAGGCGGCGGCCCCGTCCGCGAATACGCCCGCCAACTCGGCCGCACCCTCCCCGACCAGGCAGCCGCCGACGTCCGCTTCAAACAACGCGCCCTGTCCGCCACCGGCGTCACCGCCACACTCGCCCTCGCCCAAACCGACCCCCGCATCGTCGTCGGCATGGACCAGCTCGACAACCGGCCCTGGGAACTCAACACCCCCGCCGGGATCGTCGACCTCCACACCGGCCGGCTCCACCCCCCCGACCCCGCCCGGCTCCACACCCGCATCACCCTCTGCGCCCCCGACGAAACCGCCGACCCGCTCGTCTGGGACACCTTCCTCGACGTCACCTTCGGCCACGACCTCGAGCTCATCAACTACCTGCGCAGGCTGATGGGCTACTCCGCCACCGGCTACATCGGCCCCCACGTCCTCCCCTTCTCCTGGGGGTCCGGCGGCAACGGCAAAGGCGTCTTCCTCGAAACCGCCCAGCACATCCTCGGCGACTACGCCACCACCGCCCCCGTCGGGTTCCTCATGGCCACCCCCTTCCCCGGCCACGAAACCGAAATCGCGAGGCTCGCCGGCGCCCGCATGGTCCTGTGCTCCGAAGTCAACGAAGACGACAAATTCGACGAAGCCCGCGTCAAACAACTCACCGGCGGCGACACCCTCACCGCCCGATTCATGCGGCAAGACCACTTCACCTTCCAACCCACCCACCACCTATGGCTGATGGGCAACCACCAGCCGGCCGTCACCAGCGGCGGCCGAGCCTTCTGGCGACGCCTCCGACTCATCCCCTTCACCCACGAGGTCCCCGACGAGCAAATCATCGAAGACCTCCAAGGGATCCTCACCCGCCGGCACGGACCCGCCATATTGAACTGGATCATCAGAGGCGCCGTGGAATTCTCCGAAAAAGGGCTGAACCCCGAACCCGAAACCGTCACCGCCGCCACAGCCGACTACAAGAAAGACCAAGACACCGTCGCCCGATTCGTCGAGGAATGCTGCCGAATCGGCGGCGGAAACAACGTCCAAATCAAGGTCGCGGTCGTCCGGCGGGCATACGAACAATGGTGCGCCCAAGGCGGAGACCAGCCCGTCTCACCCCGCGCGCTGACACAGGAACTCGGCCGCCACGACGTCGGCCGCGGCCGCACCGCCGGCGGATCCGCACGCCTCTACACGAACCTGAGTCTCCTCGGCGACGGGACAGCCGATGACTCAGACGACAACGGCCGTGACGGCGAGTGGTACCGATGACACTGGCCGTTGTGACACTTGCACGCAGAGTTGTGACACATCGCGAACCTATCTGTCACAGGGTCCCACCTGCGCAAACACAGATCATCCCACTCTCCGATGTGACACATAACAGAAAGTGCTGTCACGGGGTTGACCAGCATAAACACCAAGATCGTGACACTTGTGACACTTATACAACCCCTATTCCCCCTCACGTGTGGGCGCGTGACAACTTTTCTTGTCACGCGCACACACGCGCGCAGCGCATGAACCTAGGAACAAGTGTCACAAGTGTCACAACCAACCTGTGGAAAACCCACAAACCCGCAGGCCACACCCCAAATCCAAGCCTGAACCCAAGTGTCACAAGATCACCAGCCGACGGCGGCCACCCATGATCCCCGCCTGGCTACTCAACACCCACGCCGGCCCCAACCACCGAACCGCCACACTCCACCCCTGCAAACAATGCAACCAACCAATCCTCACCGGACTCGACGCAGACACCGCCGCCCTCACCGCCAAAACAGACCCCACCCCCCTCACACCCCTCGGCGAAACAATCGCACTCCTCCAAAACCGCGCAACCTACAACCTCACCACCACCGACAACGGCAAAAAGAAACTCGACCACCGCGACCAATGGCACATCACCATGCCCCGCCAACACCCCGTCCTCCCCGAACACCAATGCGGCCAACCCCTCACCGAATACGCCGAAAACATCCGGCCCCGAAAAACAAAGAGATACGTGACCCCCAATGAATGCCCCTACTAACGCTGCGGGAGCGGCCATGAACGTCCCGGACGAGCTGAGGAAGCTCTACGACGACACGGCGGCCGAGGCGCTGAAGACATCCGCCAGCCTCGAAGAGATCGACGACATCGCTCTGGCCGCCGTCCTGGCCCGCCACGAGCAGATAATGCGCGAGTCCGCGATCGTCGAGGGCAAGCCACTCGATCTGACCCACCACGAAGACCCGGCCTTCATCGACGTGAACGCCGTCGAGGAATGGCTGGACGACGACACCGGGGACCTATCCGCACCGTATGAGGACATCCGGCGCCTGGTGGACACCTACCGCGACGCCATCCGAGTTGACTCATGACCGCCGGCGACCTCGAGCCCAAGCCCCAAGAGCCCAAGCCCCAACAGCAAAGCGGACCAACACACGGCCCCAACGGCGACTTCGTCGCCACCCCCGAAACCGCCATGCGTGACGCCAGGGCCGCCGAACTCCGCGGCCGCGGCATGTCCTACCGGCAGATTGCCGCCGAGCTGGGCATTGACGTGCACACCGCTCACGACGCGGTCAGGCGGGCGTTGGGCGCGATCCGCGCCGAGCCTGCTCCGGCTGTGCGGCAGCTTGAGCTGCAGCGGCTCGATGAGATGTATGCCGCGGCGCTGGGTGTGCTTGAGCGGGAGCATGTCGTCGTCTCCGGCAGCAAGATCGTCTACAAGGTGATCGAGTACGCCACGGACGGCGACGGTCACATCCTCCTCGACGACGACGGGCATCCGAAGGCGGAGCGTGTCGAGCCGTTGAAGGATGACGCGCCGGTGTTGCGGGCGGTGGAGACGCTGCTGAAGATTCAGGCGCGGCGGGCGGCGCTGCTGGGTTTGGATGCGCCGGTGAAGGCGGAGACGGGGGTCACGTTGAACTATCACATCGTGGGGGTGGACCTTGACCAGATCTAGGGTGATGCCGCTGGGTGCCGCGCGGGCGGGCGCGGTTGTGGGCGTCGCTGGCGATTCGCCGTGGGCGAATAGCCGCGGGTGGGTTCGGGGGTCTGGCGGCTCTCGCGGGCTCTCAGCGCGTCGACTGGGGGCCGCCTCATGAACGGCGAGATCATCACCGTCCACGTCGCCGGGCCGCCCATGCACGGCAACCTGTACCAAGAGTGCGCCCGCTGCGGGATCGTGCTGCAGGACTACACCGGCCGCGAGCTCATGGTCGCCGTTGACTCCGAGGATCCCGCGCCCGACACCACCATCCCGGCGTGGCCGGAAGGCGAGCGCATTGGCCGTCTCGGCGGCGTGACGTACGTCGTCGGCCCGCCCGGGCGGCCTCTCGATGATGACGAGCGAGAGTGCAGGCCTGCGTCATGAACCGCGACGAGGTGGCCGCCGCCCGCGCCATCGGCAACCCCAATCTCGCCGGTTACGCCCGCGCCGTCGCCGACCAGCACCCCGGCGGCAGCCTCGAACGCCTATCCGCCGGCTGCGCCCAGGTCGTGCTGTCAATGACGAACACCCCGACCGGTGCGCGCCGCGCACTCAAGGCCGTGAAGCAGGAGGACGTACGGGAGGCCGCCGTCCAGTTCCTGGATGAGCTGATGTCGCTGGTGGAGGGCATGATGGGCGGCATGGCCATCGTTCCGCCCATCGTCACCAGCAAGACCGCGGGCGGCCCCGCCTACCTCCTCGAATGGCATGAGCTGCCCGCGACGAACGGCCAGTCCGCGGCGTGGGGTGCGGAGATCGCGTGGATGCAGTGGGACGCGCAGCGCGGCTGGGTGGGCAGGCGTGCGAAGGTGATGGCGGAGGATCTCACCGAGGTGGAGGGCCAGAACTACAAGGGTGTGCCGCGGCATCAGCTCAATGGGCCGGTGGGTCCTGGCGGGGAGCGGCAGGGGTATCAGCGATGATGTTGCCGTCGCTCCAGTAGGCGCAGTCGTCGCAGATCGGGCCTTCGGCGTCGCCGATGCGTGCTCGCTGGCTGCTGCTGGTGGGCTGGTTGCAGGAGATGCAGTTCATCGGTTGAGCTCCCGTTCAGGCGGCAAGCATGGTCGCCGCTGCCCTGTGATAGCACCCATACCGGCCGCGGAGCCCGGCGGGGCAGTTGCACGTTTGCGGGGCGGTGAGGTACCGGTCGACGCCGTTGCTGCTGACGACGGTGAAGACGCGGCGGCCGCGGAGGGGGAGGATGGCGTGTTCGGCGATCAGCTGGCGGGCCTTGTCGATGGCGGTGGTGTTGAAGCCGGCGGCCAGGGCGGCGTGCTCGCGCTTCTCGTTGCGGTGGCAGACGGGCCCGATCCCTTGCTGGACGCTGCGGGCGCTTCGGAGGGTGGCGTGGCAGCGGCGGCAGGTGGCGGTCTTCGGCTTCGTCATGCCAACAAGTATGGCCTACGTCAGTGGCGTGTGGCAATGGGGTGTGGCCAACATCTGTGGCACAATGAGGTCATGGCCATAGACCCACAGATCCACATCCAACGCGTCCGCGACGCAGCACTCCGCCGGCAACAGGCCGTCGAGCACGAGACCACGACCATCCTCGAAGCGCTCCGCGCCGACGGCGTACGGCAAGCCGACGTTGCCCGGGCGTCTGGTTACTCGCGTGAGCACCTGCGCAGGTTGGCGCGTGAGAATGGCATTGAGCCGTGACCACACAGACGATCATCCGCATCTGCGCAGTCGACGGATGCGAACGCGAGCGGATTTACCGTATGTACTGCCATGCCCACTACCGCCGATGGAGACGCTCAGGAGATCCGGGCCCAGCTGCGATCAAGGGACTCGGCGAGGGCCCGCGCACATGCAGGTTCGACGGCTGCAAACGACCGAAGAGGACCCGCGGCCTGTGTGCTGCTCACTATCTTCGGGACTTCCACGGCAAGCCTCTTGCCCAGCTGAAGAATCGACCAGACACTCTGGCCCGAGACGAACCCGGCCGGAAACAATGCGCCATCTGCGACGACTGGCTACGGACAGAGAACTTCTATGGCAACGCTCTGACCAGGGACGGACTCGCCACACGATGTATTCGATGTCACCGCGATCTCGCTATCAGGAAGAAATACGGCATCACACTCAACGAGTACGAAGCCCTTCTCAAAGCGCAGAGTGGTGGTTGTGCTATCTGCGGCGGCCAGGACTTTCGCGACCTTTCCATTGATCACGATCACAAGACGGGCGAGGTGCGCGGGCTGCTGTGCACTCCGTGCAACCGAGGCATAGGCAACTTCCGGGACAGCCCCGCACTTCTCCTCTCGGCGAACAACTATCTGAGCGCTCACCATGGCTGAGACCGTCACGATCACGTACGAGCCCCGCGGCGCCTGCCGCGACCTCTTCCACACCCGCGCCGCAGAAGTCGTCATCGCGGGCCCCGCCGGCACCGGCAAATCAGTCTCCGCACTCTTCCGACTCCACCTGGCAGCCCTGCAGCACCCCGGCATCCGCTGCCTCATAGTCCGCAAAACCGGCGTATCCCTCGGCGCCACAACCCTCGCCACCTACGAACAGAAAGTCGCCGTCGAAGCCATCGCCAATGCCACCGTCCGCTGGTACGGCGGCAGCCTCCGCGAACCCGCCAGTTACCGCTACAGCAACGGCTCCCGAATCGTCGTCGGCGGCCTAGACAAGCCAGAAAAGATCATGTCGTCGGACTATGACCTCGTGTTCGCAGACGAGGCCACTGAACTCACCATCGCCGACTGGGAAGCGATCAAGACCCGGCTCCGCAACGGCAAACTTCCCTGGCAGCAGCAGATCGCTGCGTGTAACCCGAGCCATCCCAAGCATTGGATCAAGCAGCGTGCCGACTCCGGCGCCATGGCCATGCTGCACTCCCGGCATCGCGACAATCCTGCATACGTCAACGCTGATGGCACGCTCACTCCGCGTGGTGAGGACTACATGTCGAAGCTCGACGGGCTGACGGGAGTCCGCAAGATGCGGCTCAAGGACGGCCTGTGGGTGGCCGCGGACGGGATCATCTATGACGGGTGGGATGAAGCCATTCATCTGATCGACCGGTTTCCGATCCCGGAGGCCTGGCCACGCTGGGCTGTGATCGATTTCGGGTACAACCACGCGTTCGTTTGCCAATGGTGGGCAGAGGACGGTGACGGCAGGCTCTACCGCTACCGCGAGATCCACATGACGAAACGGCTGGTCGAGGATCATGCGAAGGACATCCTTCGCGCGATGACTAAGCCGGTGCCCGGCGAACGCAAGACCAACGATGATCCCCTCGCTTCGCTCAGAGAAGGCCGCCGTATGTGGGCCGAGCCTCGCCCGAGGTCGTGGATCTGTGATCACGATGCCGAGGACCGGGCCACCCTGGAGCGGCATTTGGACGTGGGGACGACGCCGGCGAATAAGACGGTCTCGAAGGGGATTCAGGCGGTGGCGTCTCGGCTCAAGGTTGCGGGCGACGGCAAGCCGAGGATCTTCCTGCTGAGGGATTCGCTGGTCGAACGGGATCGGGCGGCTGACGAGGTGAGGAGGCCATGCTCGACGGAGGAGGAGATC